CGTTGGCATTGCTCTTATTGCCCTGAACCCTATCATGTGAAGTTCTGTCCTCCTACTACACCAAACAGTGTTGTTCCGCCATCAAATGTCATGAATGAATAAATGTCTGTTGCATCTGCCGTGGTGGTAACGATTGGAACAATTCCACCGCCAAACTTGACATCTATATCACTATCTAGACTGTTTTTGAATGTTGCAATTCCAACAGAGTATCCACCAGTAGAATCTTGAGTGATCTTAATCGTGAACGCTGTAGCGCCAGAAGGTGGGTTGAATAACTTAAAGTTGGTAACATCCGCATCAACAGACAATTCAAAAGATTGTGCGATAGAAAGATCAACATTAACAACACCAGATGTGATGTCAAGTGTCTCAACATATTCGGAATAAGTCTTAAACTTGGTTTCTCCTTCTACATCAAGTTTTGCTCTGGGATTATTAGTTCCAAGTCCAACATTACCACCTGAAGTAGATAGTGCTGTACCGACAACAATGTTAGATGCAGTAATAATACCTGCAGTGATATTACTGTTTGTACTGTCAAGTGTATAAGTTGTTGCAGTTAAAGCACCACTTACATTGACATGAGTAGCAGATAAAGAACCATCAATAATTGCATTATTTCTTACCTTGATGTCAGTAGATCCAGTTCCAGTGGTTCCAAGATCAAGAGCAAATTCAGGAACAGTTGTTCCAATACCAACGCGAAGATTATTAATTGGGAAGATACCAGTTCCAAATCCAACACCAGTAGGAGCGAATAAAGAATCATTTGCAAGATTAGTAAGTCCAGAACCGTCACCGACAAATGAAGTTGCAGTCAGAACACCACTGACTAAAGTGTTACCTCCGATGGTGGTAGCAGCACCAACATCTAGAGATCCATTGATTCTTGCGTTACCTTCTATTTGTAATTGTAACCCATTCGCTGTGGTTCCGATACCAACGCCATCACCATCAATAGCAACCATCGATGCACCAGCACCAACCTGAAGAGTATTAAGTCCAGGAGTTGTGGTTGCAATACCAACCTGAGCAAAGATACCAACCTGAGATGATTGATTATTGCTAACTGCACCAAACTGATACCAGTCATTTTCATTAGTGTAGATCCATCCAAGATATCCGCCGCTAGTTGGATTTGCATTGAATACAATGTCTCCAGAATTACCTGCAAGAGATGGAGTTGCGATTCCAGCAGTTATTTTTCTAGAAACTGTGATATCGCCTTGATCGCCTTGTAAGAAGACTGACGCTGCTTCAATACCTTTGTTAGAGTTTGAAGTGATCTTATTGTTGAAGATAACTGGGCCATCAAACTCCGAAATAATGTTGCCGTTTGGGCCACCTTCAACTCTAAGTGAGCGACTAATTGATGCTTCAAGAGGAGTAAGAACATCAAATCCAATGTTAAGTCCACTTATTCTTCCGGTTCTAATGTCTTCACCTGTCACAGATGGCACTGGAGTATCAAATACTTCTTCTTGTCCAGTGGCAGAACTTACTTTCTTATTACCAACATAGAAGTCACCTTGATCATTCATGCCAGTATAAACATTAATACCTGCATCCTGCTTGGTGGATTGTGAGATTAACTCTTCCTGTACAGTTAAAGTTCTATCTTGACGACTTGGGAGTGCCGTTGAATAATTACCAGGGCCAAATCCAACATACTCAAATGTGTGTCCAGACGCTCTAATAATAGAGTTTCTTCTGAATTCAATAGGATTACAAATAACTCTTCTGACAACAGATTCATCAGCATGTGCTTTTGCTTGAGTACCAAAAACTCCTCTAAAAACAGTGATCGCACTGCTTCCAGAAACTGTGGATTTGATTCTTAAGAGTTCTCTGCCAATGTTCAAGAAATCACCAATCTTAAGATCTAACTTGTCAAGATCTCTGATGTTTATTGTTTCTGTAGTTGCACTTGTGATAGGAGAGGAAATTGTAGTTGTGATTCCAGCATATTCAAATGGAGTTCTTCCTCCAATATTCTCATCTCGATTGGTTTCAATGATACCTGCTTGTGCAGAATATCCGAGTCTATATGCAGTAATGGTTCCAGAAGTTGCAGGAGCAGTAGTTCCAGTTCCAACATTAATGTTGAAGGAGTTCTGGGAATTGATCTTCTTAATAACAAAATTATTTCTATAGAGAGGATTATCAGCACCACCTAATTTGATCTGATTGTCTACAAGGAATCCATGTCTTTGAGCAGTGGTAACAATGCCAATACCAGTGGTGGAATTATATGTAAATGCCGTTACATCTAATGCTTGTCCAGTCAGAACTGCCACTGCATTGGCAGTTTCAGTAACTCCAACTCCTGCAGATGCAGCACCGATAGTTCCTGCGGAAGAAACTTTAACTTCCTGCGAACCAGAAACTTCAGTAATTTTGTAAACGGTATTGAACTCACGATTTGAATTTGGAGTAATTCCTCCAATATCAAGCACATCACCGACGTTATTATAAATCTGAGTTACAGTTACAATACCAGTTACGTGTGGTGCGGTTGTGGTAACACCAACGATTTGTAGAGAATCACCAACAGTGTAGTTGGATCCTCCATCCATAATTCTTACACTTACAAGATTGCCAGAAGAATTAACTTGAATTCTTGCACTTGCATTGATACCTTGTGTAGTAGCAGCACCAGCAGATACTAACTTAGCATTATAGAAGTACCCAGCACTTCCACTACCATATCCAGTTCCACTGTTTGCAATACTTACAGAAACAACTCTGTTAAGTCCATGATCAATTTCAGTGAAAATAGTGTGTGCAGTTCCTGCAGAGTTAGATTGGATGAATGTAATTCCAAAACCAACATTTCTATCATTAAGGAACTTGTTATTAGTTTCTTTGGTGATAGATGATTGTGGTTCATCTATAACAACCTCACCAATTGGACTAGCAACAGCATAAGATTTTGCTGCATCTGGATCAGATACAGGATTATCTCTATTTAATTGTGGATAGAGATTTGTTATTGGTTGACTATATCTATCGGTTGAGAATGGTGCAACGGAAGGAGAATTTGAATGATTTGTAAGGATTAAGTGATAGATACCATCTTGTACTCCAGGTTCATATTCTTGAATTTCTTGAGATCTGTAGATAGAATATGTATTGTTATATTCTTTCTGAGCGAATGATGGTAAACTTGTTGTTCTAGAAGCAGTGTTATTTGTAAATGTTCCAGGGCCAACAGTAGATGGAATGCTAACGGTAAATTCTTTAGCACTTGTAATACCTGTGACGGTATATGTACCATTAAATCCAGAATTACCAACACCAGCAGGGTTATTAGAACTCGTTACATTGCTAATCTCAACTTTAGAACCAACGCTTAATTTGTGAGGAAGTTCTGCTAAGAAGTTGGCAGTATTTCCACTCCAATGTGCATGAGCAATAAACTTAAAGTTTCTAAGTTCACTTACATTGCTCAGAGTTGCAGAGGTTGGACTAAAGTATTTTGCAATCTCAGTATCACTTACACCAGTGGTAGAATTAGAATCTTGGATAACATATCCATCTTGAGGTTGTCTCGCTGAGGTGATTCCAGAACCAGCAGGAATTACATAACGGAGACGATAGATCGTGTCTGAAATTGATCTAGCATCTGGTTTACGGGTAATGAATGTTCTAGGAGTTGCTGCACCCAGTGCAGTGGTTCCTAAACCTACAAGAGTAGAATAAATGTCATTGTCAGTTGCTGCTGTTCCAACAGTTACATACCACTGTGAAGCAGAAGTATCATATTGAATTGGGTGTCCAATATCTCCAGAGTTCTTATCGGATACTCTAGACTCAATTCTAAGAATACCTCCTTTATTGTTGATGGTAACAGGGGTATCATTTGTTGCGTCATTAAGTGTTTTTGCAACTTTAATTTCGTCGGCATTAACACCATCAGTGATAGCATAATAAAGGGAGTTATCTAATAAACCATCTGGGAGATGTCCATTTTCTGCAATGATACGTATACTTTCTCCTTGTAGGAAGGAATGATCTTCGGTAAGAGTTAATGTGTTTGAGGAAATACTATTAATTCCAGCAGATCTTCCAACACTGAAGCTCTTTTTATACGTACTCTGAGTTGATGACAACTCAGTATCTGGCATTACAATTCTTGCAGAACGCTCTGTACCAGAAATGAAAACCTTTAACTTATCATTTTCTTTCGCACCTATTCTATAACCTCCAACAACATTTTCTGGTGGAGCATCAATATTTGTCGTATTATAGAGGTATAAACGACTAGTCGATCCAACACCAGCAGCAGTTTGATAAACATCAAGTGCTATAAACTCAATAGAAACATCAGTTGCTTCATTGATTCTAGGTGGAATAATGTTTGTGATATATCCAACATCATCTCTTGCAAATGCTGTTTTCTTGAATCCTTTTGCTACAAGAGCCTTTGATCCGAAATTAGAGTTGGAGTTTGTAAGAGATTGATCTCCACCAGTATCTACAGAAAAATGTTCTGCATATCCAATCGCAAAGATGGATACAAGTTGAAGAATAGAATCATTTACGCACTTAATATGAAAGTTTGCATATGATGGTTTATAAACCGCCCTAGAATCGGTATTAATATTTTCATTATTGGTGAATGTTGCATCTTTATATTCACCACTAGTTGCATCGTACTTGACAAATGCATTTGGATCTTTCTGCAATCCAATACCAGTGAACTGTGCAACAACCATTGACTTAAAGCCAGTTGCTTTGTTGCCATCTGCAAGAAGTCCGCACATACCAAATACGGATCTCAGAGAGATGTTAAAGATATATGGAGATGCAGATGTTACTGTGTCTACCTGTAATCTTACTACAGATCCAGTAACTGCAGGTAGAGGATTGTTTGGAGAGTTTGAAACCTTATATTGGAACTGAGTTGTTCCATTACTATCAGTGGCTAAAACATCACTAACAACAAACTGTCCATCATAACCAGAAGCAGTGATACCATCAACTTGGAATGCAGTATCTACATCTAATCCAGATAATCCTGTAGAGAGTGTAACAGTGACAGTTGTGGTAGCAGTTGCACCATCACCTGCTTTAATGCTACTGATACCAACAGAACCTGCCGTTGGGCCTACAATACGATATTCATCAATCTTAGGTTGAATATCAAGTCCAGAAGAAGGATAGTCTGGGGAAATTTCTCTACCAGAAGAAGGCCCATATGCTAAACCAACCTTCTCATAATACATTTCAAGATCAGTTCTACCAGCATCAAAGTCGCTGATAAATGCGTCGTTAATTTTTACATTATTAACACCATCAGCATATTCAAAACAAGTCAGTTTATGGTGAGAGAAGTTAGGAACGAAAATTCCTGTCGAATAATCTTTATATACTGTGCTATTTGGGTTTCCATCAAACATGGAGAACTGCCAAAAATAGCACCCACCAGTTACTCTAAAGATAGTAGATCTCTCAATGTTATCATTCTCTGGGTTGGGAACATACTTTGGACGAACTTTAGTTTTACGAAGATCATAACCAACAATAGAAGTTCCGCGTGGTATAATGACACCACCATGGACACTATTCATCTTATATAAGACATTATTATCAGACTCTAGATCAAAATTGCTTGTCAGAGATAATGATTCAAAGTCAGATGATGTTTGTCCATCTCGCAATCTAAAATTATTAGCACCATCAGGAATCCATCCAGGACGGTTATCAACAACGTGCTCTCCAGGATAGAGCATAATTGTTGTTTTGTTAAATCTATCGTTATCTAATCCTGCCTGATAAGAAAATCTAGCTGCCTCAAGCAGTGCTCTTTGGATTGTTTTAAAAGGACGGGCTAAAGAATTACCTTGGTTTTCAATGCTATCAGTAGCATCTAAATCATTGGGATTTACATATAGGATGTTACCGCGAGCATTCTTCAGGAAATTATCTAAGCGACTGAGAGGCATCTTCTTCGCACTATATTTCTGTTATGAGTTATTTATCACATCCATTCCTGCTCCTTCCAAAGCACATCTAAAGACTTGTCAAAAACCATCAAATATCTATGCTTTCTAGTCCTATCTCTCCACTCTCCGTCAACACCTTTTACACTACCTCTTGAGTGTTTGGTGCCATCAGCATAGTAAAAGTCTTTTTTAGGGGCAGTCAACCCATAGTATGTAAAATTGCACGCACGGTAAATGATTCCGCTATGGTGAGCAGAGTCAGCATAGCTAAGAATAGAGCGAACATTTGCATCTTTCCTAAACCTCCTGATACAGCGACTAACGAACCAAGAAGTGATATTATACTCTTCTTTCTGGAGATCTGGATCAACACATAATCTAGAGAGTTCAAATAAACCTTCCTGTTGATCTCTTTCTAGTCCGAATGCTCCCCTGGCAATTTCTGGAACTGGGAGTCCAGTAAAAATGCAGACACCAAGACACCCGCCAATCCTAAGAGGACATTCCCATTCAGTATGCTTGAAAAGTCCATAGTTATATCCGCTTTTGTAAGTTTTACTTATATCTTTAAGATAATGATGGTTTAAAAGAAGTGACTCAGCATCTTTTTTGGACACCCGCTCTATGTAGTAATCCTTCTTCATTATTATAAGTATTTGTTCTTATTTACTAACATACTGTGAAATTTTTTTCTTGGTTTCTTCGGTATGAAGTTTTCCATAAAAAGGATTATTTTCTCCCTTAATATCTCTACCATTATTTTCCCAATATTTTTTGGCAGATTCTTTCATTTTATTTTTAGTTTCTTCGCTGTGTGGTTTTCTTTTCCTGTTTTTAGAAGCAAGTTTCATTTTTTCTATTGTTTCTGGTAAATGTTTTTTACCATAAAATGGATTTTTGTTGCCAGGTTGTGAAATTTTTTTCTTAGTATCTTCACTATGAGAATATCCAGATATTCCATCACCACCATCAGTCATATTACGAAGAATACCTGTTTCTAAATCTTTTCTACCAAAAATAAAAATCATATAAACTTCGTGTTTATTTGCCTCTTCTTCTGTAAGATTTTTCTTTAAGAAGATGATTTTACTATTGTCTTTTGGTTTTAAATTTGTTTTATTTTGTCTGATATGACTTTTATAACATCTTCTACCTTTGCCCTTACCAATGTAGTAGGGTGTACCATCTTCACGCAAATATGCGTAAGTGTAATATTCGTTCATCGTGTCTTGGCGTTGACTATTGTTATTTATAGTATAAAAGTGGGACTTACGCAACTATATCCGCCAAGACACAAGTTGCTGCCCACCTCTACTTACTTTTGTTTGGATTCTAGCATATATTCAACTGTATTAGCAACATCATTCATAGCATCTCTTAGCATTGGTTGAGATCCAGAATGTTGTTCTATTTTTGTTACTCCATTCTTAAATTCTTCGCAGAGAGTCCATCTCCACTGCTCCATGCTTTTAGAATACCAAAGGTTAATCTTCATAATACCTCTTAATAAGCCCCCGACAAGACTCGAACTTGCGACAAATGCTTTACAAGAGCATTGCTCTACCAACTGAGCTACAGGGGCATCAATCTATGGGCAAACATTCTGGATTTTCAATGAGATCTTCCATCTCAAATACTAGAGGATTTGCTTCCTCTGCAATAAGATACATTGAAGATTGATACAATCCATCAGGTTCCCACCTTTTAGAATTATCTGCCAAAGCAATTAAACTCATATCAGTCAATCCTTTTTCAGGGAGTTCGTCGTAAGTGAACGGAAACCCCTGTATGAAATACATCAAGACAATTTCTTTGCCTTTATCATACCAAACATATCTGGCGTCGATTCTATATTTCATGGGACTCTGGCATACCCCACCTATATTTAGTGCTTATTACGACCCCTATATGTGTCGGTTTGAGCATGGCAGTTGGGGCAGAGAATCCGTAAATTCTCTATGGTGTTATTATATCGGTTTCCATCAATATGGTCAAGTTCTATTGGGGTAGGTTGACCGTTCCACTCTGTAATGCCACACATTTCGCACTTGTGCTCTTTGAGGCCCTCTTTGATGAGGCGTTTTTTAAGAGTATTTGACTGAACCAGTCTATTCTCTACAAGATATGTTTCTAGGGGTTGCCTTTTAGGTAAGGTTTTACCTTTATTCCACGCTTGTCCGTGAAAATGAGAAATATCTAAATTTAACTGTCTAATACGCTCTTTGGCGCACTGGTAGTTTCCTCCAGCTTCTCTCAAATTCAGTTTTTGCAGAACTTGGCGGACACTACCACTATTCGCAACTGCTTCCACAAATTGTTCATCAGTGTAATTCCTAGATTTTGCCATAACAGAAGACATATACTATTATTATTTAGTATTGTCTACTGTTTAGCAATACGCGAGGCGGGATTCGAACCCGCACTGTACAAATTTTAAGTTTGGTGTCTCCTGCCTGTTGGACTACTCGCGCAAAAGTGGGATTTCTCCCAAGGAATCACTCCTCTTTCCAAGTAGGGGGGTGAAATGTGCAATATTCGTTAAAGGTGATTTTCATCTCCTTGTTGGTCAGACCCGCATTCTTTGCTGCTTTGGGTAAGTTCCACTTCGCTGCGAACAACATTTCCATAGATTGTCGGGTTTCTGGTCTCATAATCGTAACACTCTAGGATTTCTTTGTAAAGATCTAATGAATAATAATTCATGAAAAAAGTAATAGGGTCAAAAATTTGCCGGGATTTTTTCCCCCCAAAAATGGAATTAAAGGTCGCTTTTGGTCAGGGGGTCAGCATACGCAAGTGTATCTTCGTCCAGGTTATCACGACATAGTTCAAGCACGGCCATGAATTGATCCACGGTATCACAATCTACAACACGCTCCTCACCTTCATTAGAATACAAAAAGAACTTACGGGACACGGGATCCACGACACATCGGGTCAGGTACTCGTCTTGCATGGGGTTCGTTTGATTACCTAGGTATTATACGACGGTCAGGGGTCCTTGTCAACCACCTTCTTTGACAGCAAACACGGAAGTCAGTCCCACGGAATCTTGTAAAATTCTAAAGGTAATGACATTATAATTTGAACTCTCAAAATTAGGGACCGATGTCGTTGCCCATGTAATGTACTTCAGTGCTCCACCATTAATAGTATATGTAGTTCCTGCTCCGACTCTACCTGGACCAGATCCAAGTCCAATAACGGATACTGTACACATCCGTTTATTCTCTAAGGAAACATTCGTAAAATCGTACTGTGGCATTATACCAACAGTTCCAATAGCCACTGTTTCTTGAGAAACATCAATAGCAATATTATTAGAACCCCCAATTACCGTTAGTGCAACATCATTATTTGTTGGAGATAAAATTTTATCATTAGGTCTTAATGTTTCATATGTTCCACCAAAAAATGTGGTGACTCCAATGGTAGCTAAACCAACACTAGCACTACCATGAACTTTCAAATTAAAATCATGCACCGCAGTTCCACCAATACCAACTAACTGTGTGGTATGGATACCAATCTGAACACCAGCAGAATCAGTTGGTGCCCATGTTGTTCCTGCTCCAGGACCCGTAGTCTCTGGAATAACACCATGACTTAATCTCTCATTAATTAGAAGATCATATGTCGTCTGTCCAACTGCTACTCCCGCATCATTAGTGATGGATGTATCTACAACGTAATAATATTTTGGCATGATTTATCTCCTACTTATTGATACTGTAAATTGAATTGTCACCAGGATAATCATCAGATGATTGTCCCTCATACTCTACAATCAGTTTCTCTCCATCTGCTCTTTCTGCATGGACCAGATAGAAACAATCAATACCTGTTCCGTTTCCAGACTTTACTTTAATTCTAGTTCCCCACTCAACACCATCAACAATCAAGTCTTGTGATGTCTTGATCTGAGTTAGAGTAACAGTAATCGTCTCTGGATCAATCAATCCTCTCCAATACTCAGGTAGTTCAATTACATTTTTACCAGTCAATCTACCCCTATAATAAACACCAGACTCTGGTCCCTCTAAACACACATGACGAAGACGATAACCTTTCTTGGTTGGGTGAGGAATATCAAATGGTTTTCTACTGGTGAGAGTAATGCCACTAGCAGTTACTTCAGATGCAACTACCACTCCACTAATAACAACATCACCCGTACCAGTAATACCTGGAGTGTTTATCTGAAGACCATCAATCTGTGCTGTTGCATGATACCAAGGTGGACATGCCTCCTCTGGATATGTAGCTTCATCCTTATTTCCTTTAAAAATATAATCATATCTTGGAGAACCTTGCCCCCAAGTAGGAAGATCACTACAATTTTTTTGTGGTTGAATCTCTCTTTGTACAAATTCTCCTGCCATGATCAACCTCCAGATTGTAAGTATTGTGAATTGTCACCTGGATAATCAGCGGGTGACTCACCTTCATACTCTGCGATATTTCTTTCGCAGTCTTGTCTCTCTCCGTAGATATGATAGAAACAATTGATTGGCATACCTCCCATTGCTTGAAGATATACTTTCTTCTCATCAATTCTCTTTACAATTACATCTTGATGAGCACCAATTGGAGTTAGATTGACTGTAATGGTAGTCCAGTCAACCAGATCCTTCCAGTATGATGGCAACACAATCTCAGTTTTGTTTGTTACTCTACCTCTACAATACACATCAGCACTTGGTGCTTCTGGTGCAACATAACGAAGTCTCCATCCCTCTTTTGATGGGTGTTTAATATCAAAGTCTTTCTTTGCAGCAAGAACATGACCACCACAGTTGGAAAATACATGTCCCTGAGCAAAGACATGTAAACCTGCATTAACAGTCAGTGCTGAATCCACATTACCCAAGAATGCAGAGGGTCCACTAACAGCAAGAGAGTATGGATTGCTAATAGGGAAACATGCAGCACCAGGAACAATAGGACCAATTAAATTATCACTATTAGTAAGTGGTGCAATATTTAAAGTTGCATATGGAATAGGAAATGTAGTTGGATTTCCTATCACCACAGGACCTTCAATACCTGCGGAACCATTTACTCTAGTAACACCCTCACCAATAGCAGGGAAGATACCAGTTCCTACTTTTATTTGACCGCCAAAATTGGCGTCGTCCATGTTGAATGTCATTTTACCCCTTAAACTTGATTTTGTTGTTGTTGATATCTTTGACCACCAACTTTGGAGTCTTTAACTGCAACTGCATCACTTACACCTGAAATAATATTTCCATATAAATTAAGACCAGCATTTCCAATTGCCTCAGTAATACCAGATGATATCATCTTGGTATTATTTTTTGAATTCATGATAATTTTCTTTGCTTCACCACTAATGTTTTCACTAGCAGTCATCTTGATATTGCCTTCAGCAGTATCTTCACCGACAGCAACTAACTCAATGTCATTTGCTTGTAATCTTATTTTACCATTAGTGGCAATAATGTCAATATTGCCATTCTTGGCATTAATCATCACAGTGTCTTGAGTTTTCTCCCTATTACTTCCACATTCAACTTGAAAGTTTCCAGGACCCATGAAGGTTGTCCATCCAGGTCTTTGTCCATCCTTATCCATGGACATAAAGTGTTCACCATCAGATGCCTTTAGCATGATATCTGATGTTACATCAGAGTTGTGATGAATCTGACCAAAAGAAACTGATCCATGATTATTACCGTAACGAATGGCAGTATAATTTTTCTTTAAATTATTACCTCCATCCTTATCACCACTATTTCTTGTAGTTGGCATCTTTAATACTTAGAGTATGAACTATTTAACACCTCAGATGAGATTATCTGGAGTGTTAGGGATATTAAGAGTAGGATCATTTCTACTTACCTCAGTTCCTGTTCTAAGGATTGCAGATGCTCTCGTAGTCTGACGATTCAGGATACTTTCTTGCAGTGTTGCATAAACAGGGACAAGTTCTCCAATAGTTTCAGATATGCCAGCATAAAGATTACCATCTTTTGCAAATACCTGACCATAATATGGTTTTCCATTAACATATCCCGTCAATCTGAGACCAGGAATATCAACAACCTGCAGAACAGAATCATCTGACAGAATCTTCTCAGGAACAACAACAACTTCAAATACAGGTCTCCCTCTAAATCCTAAACCAGTGTTAGATGTTGGATAGATGTTTGGATACTCTGTAAATCCATAGAATGGTCCAGGTGCAGGAACAACAGTCTGTCCAGAAGCAGCTCCTCCTGAAGGAATAAGAGGAATCAAAACTCCAGTATCATCAGCAACTCCGATTTGACCAGGTAAATCAGTGACTTGAAGGATTTGTGTTTCGGAATTACCTATAATATCAAATCCATCAGGACCTCTGCCAGGTTCATTAGGATCTCTTCTATCGGGATCACCACCTCTACCAGGTTCAGTAGGATCTCCTCTATCAGGATCACCATTTCCTGGATCTCCAGTTCCTCCACTTGGTGGTGGTATTGCTGGAGTATCACCAATAGGAACACCTATAATTCTTCCAAATGGATCTAATTCTGGTTCAAGTTCAAATGGTTCTCCAGTAGGTGGATCAACAATAATTCTATCTCCAGGAGTGTATCCAATACCAGTTGCAGTTGGCACAATACTAACAAGTTTAAGTGTTACAGGGATTCCTCCTTCAGTAGGATCCACTCCACGATTAGGTGGATATGAATTTCCTGGTTCCTCAACAAGAACTGCAGTAACAATTCCAACACCTGCAATTTCTTTTGGACAAGGTGGTGGAAGTATAATAGCAGAAGCACCGACTGGATTATTCAACCACGATTGACTCTCTGAACTTACAATTGTGACATCCTTAGTAATTCTAAGTGCAACTCCAGATGGATTATTATTAAAAATATCTTTATTGGTTGGAATATTCGTTAGTTGAATCTCCACATCATAAGTTCCACGATTTAATTCAACGAACCTAGGTTTAGGTTCTCCTCTAAATGATCTTACCTCATTAACCTCTACTCCATTAATAAGAAGTTTAGCAATATTATCTGCTTGGAATGCAATATCATATCTTCCATTTTCTGGGAAATTTACACCAGTCCATTTAAGAGTAAATGTTCCAACAATAGATGGATTGTCACTATCAAGAGGTGGTGTGTATGGAGAGACACTAATACTATTCATGAGTTCACTCCATGCAGGGTGATTGAAGTGGAAAAGTGTAGGACCAGTATAACTCACTGCACCTATTTTCTTCCCACTTTCAACTCCACCTTTAGCAGTGGACTCAGCAGTGACTTTAATAGTTTTAGTTACTGAATTTTTCTCACCTCTTTGATTCCAAACAGATCCTCCGACAGCAATACTATCAACGGCAACACCATACTTATTGGGATTATCATCCCATTTTAATCTAAGGGTAATTTCACCAGATCCCTTGTAATTAATTTTTTTACCATCTGAGGAGAACTTTGCATCAACAGTTGAACTGACAATACTAAAAGTTGAATTGATGTCATCTCCATGACCATCTTTCATCTTAACATCATTACCACTAACGGTATAACCGCCCTTTCCGATTACTTCTTTTGTATCTTTAGTTCCTACATTAATTGTTTTTCTATCACTTCCTTTTTCACCTTTTTGTCTAGTTGTCCAACTGACCTTTTCACCATTACCAACTTTCAAGGTTCCAACAGAAAGTCCAGCAGTTTTTGGGTTATCATTCCATTCAAATCTTAAAGAAACATCACCACTTCCTTTGACAATCATCTGAGTTCCATCACTATTAAACTTTGCACTAACACCTGGTGATGTTGACTCAATTGTTAGTTTTGCATTCTCATCAAATCCATTATCAATATCATCATCAAATTGAATCTCTTTACCATTATTTCTTACTCTTCTACCTGCTGTAGAGGATTCACCTTCAGTTCTAATAGCATATGATTTCTCACCACTGACAGTTTTAGTGGAACCTTGATTCAATCCTCTATATTCTACTGTTAGTTCTGCTGGAGTCGGAGGAGCTTCTTTCAGTGGTTTTATCCAACTCTTGGTATTAAAAACTTCTCTCGTAACCTTCTTTCTCTTTCTTTGATCTTGGTTTACTACTTCTACAGTTACATCATGAGTTCCCTCTGTAACTTTTTGTTTTACAATCTCAGGGGATGGATTACTAAATCCCTTGAGTTTATAAACTTCTTGACCATCAACTAGAATTCTTCCAAAGTTATCTGCAGCACCTTTAAATCCATAGAATCCAGTATAAGGGAAATCAACTTGCCAAGTGTTGGAATAAGTGATTCCTCCACCACCATCACTATTTGGAGTAGATAATGGAGGTAATGGAGAAGATGCAAAACGATTCATAAACTTAGACCAAGTTTTTGTACCGTCAGGACGCTGGTGAGTGACTGGCCACCAACTTTCAGATCCACCAGAGAATCTAGTTGTCCAAGTAGGACTCTCAGGACATCTACCCTCTACTCTTGGTCTTGGTTCTTGTGGAATAGGAGGGAGAGGTGCCTCAATTGTAAAAGCAGCACCCATTGGATTTTCATACCAAGTTCTACCAGATATTCTTGGTTCCTCAGCTGACTTAGCTTTGATATCAATCGCAAGTGCCATTGGGTTGATACCCTTGACCTTTGATTTCTGTTGATTTGTTATTTTAGTAATGGTGAGATCTGCATTCTCATCAAATCCATTACTAATGTTATCATCATACTCAATTGTTTGTCCTTTATTTTTGATTCTAGAACCAGTGTCTCTGTTTGAGTTGAATGTCTGAACAAGATACTCTCTACCAGCTTCAAAAAATGCTGATCCATTAATAGTCTCTTTTTCTTTCAGTGATCTTCCATCTTGACTTCTTCTTAATTCAACAGAGTCTTTATCACCTTTTCCAATTTTAATTTTGGATGCAAAGGATCCAGAATTTCCTGGATCATCATCTGTCCTCAGTCTGAAATGAATTTCTGCGGATCCAGATCCTTCAACCTTCAAGTAGTTTTGACCACCTCTTTCAATAAAACGAGCAGTAACATCAGGACCACCTGCTCTTCCATCTTTATCAAATGAAAATACTCCACCAGGTATTTGTGTTAACTCAGTTCTAATTCTATACTTTCCTTTCTTAAAGAATCTGGTATAAGTTTGTTTGTTCATACCATTTTCAATAATTACTTCATCACCACCTTTCTCAATATCTTTTAGTCCATTACCAATTCCAATTGCACCGGTACCCTCACGATTACCAATGAATATTTTTACACTATCATCAGCATCAACTGTGATCTCATAGTTTCCATCAACAGGAAAATTTACACCCTCCCAACGAATCACATGGGTTCCTGCATAAGGATTTCCTTCTAATGGTCTCTTGGTATCAAAAGGACAAATTCCATTTTCACTAAGGAATCCACTTCTTCCATACACATTTGTTCTCCAAAGTTTTCTGTCTGCTTTGTTTACATAGTCAGCAGTGTTGAAAATACTGTCATAACTTTGAGATTGATTAGAGGTGGATACGGTCTTAGGTGCATTTATAGTAAGAGTTTTTGTATCAGTGCCTTTTTCACCCCTTTGGTCTAAGACTACACCACCAACCTCAATTTTATCTACAGCAACTCCTGCAGTTTTAGGGTTATCATCCCACTCTAATTTTAACTTAATGTTACCAGGACCATCAGTTATTAATCTCTTTCCATCATCAGAGAATCTAGCATTATTTGTGGAGGATACGATTGAAAATGTAGAGTTGATGTCATCACCCTTACCATCCCTCATTTTGACTTTCTTTTTATCACCACTGACTATGAATCCACCTTTTCCAATTACTTCTTTTGAGTCTTCTCCACCCACATTAATTGTTTTTCTATCACTTCCTTTTGTGCCTTTTTGTCTGGTTGTCCAACTGACCTTAGATCCATTTCCAACCTTTAAAGTTCCAACGGAAAGTCCAGAAATATTTGGTTTGTCATCCCAACTAAATTTTAAGGAGACATCTCCTCTCCCCTTAACGATCATCTGAGTTCCGTCACCATTAAACTTAGCAGATACTCCAGGAGATGTTGATTCAATCTTTAATGATGCATTCTCATCAAATCCATTATCAATATCATCGTCAAATTGAATCTCTTTACCATTATTTCTTACTCTTCTACCTGCTGTAGAGGATTCACCTTCAGTTCTAATAGCATATGATTTCTCACCACTGACAGTTTTAGTGGAACCTTGATTCAATCCATGATAGGTAATTGTCAAATCTTGTTTGACAGGTTTTGGTTTTTCTTTGATTGGAATATTAAAGAGTTCTACTTTAATCTCATGAACACCTTCTTCAATATATCTGGATACGACTTTTGTTGGATCTCCCTTAAACTTTCTCTCTTCTAAAACTAATTCATTATCAATGAATATTTTTCCAATGTTATCCGCCATTCCACGGAACTTGTAGTCTCCAGTAATTGGAAAGTCTTCTTCCCACACAAAAGTAGCTACACGACCGGCATAGTCACTACCAGGAACATTAGAAGGTGCAGTTGGAGAAATCGCATAACGATTCATAAAACTGTCTTCAATTACATTTTTCTTTTTAGTTGTTGGTTTAAAATCTTTATTACTTTCAAACTTATATGTTAAAGCATATATACTGCGCTTGTCAGATTTTATCTTATTTGCCTCAAATGTGCCTTGAGTTGCTCTAACTTGTAAGTCGTCATTATCATTTGCAGACTCAATGAAATCAGCAAAAATTACAGATCCTTTTTTATCTCCTTTAATTTCCTTTGCATTTTTTCCAATGCCAGCAACAAGACCTTGTTCAACTCCTTTTCCTTTATATCTACCACTAGCAACAACTTTATATACAGTGTTCCTTTTTACTTTTCTCTTTACTTTAGTTTTTCTATCATCTTTAAACTCAGGTGCTTTAAATTGAAATTTATGCCCACCGTCTTCTGAGGTAAAGGTAAATTGCAAATCCCTTTCTACCTGGTTTCCTCCTTGAGTGTAAACTTCAAATTCTAATTCTTCAAACTGAGATTCTTTGTTAGGAGGTTGCTTTATTTCAACAGTCTTTCCACCCCATGCCCAGTGCTGAACATCATGCTTCACTTGATCGGTCTTTTCTCTAAAGATAACTTCCAGAGGAGTTTCTTTTCTAGTGTGCCACCAAGGATTTTTAAGTTCTTTTAAAAAATCTTGATACTCTTGAATCTGTCGTGCGATTGGATTATCTTGTAGTGAAGCAAACAAAGTGGGATCCCACTTTCCTACGATCTTTCCATCTGGATCAAAACGATTGCCATATTCAGCCGTAACTCCTCCACCTGGAGGAGTTAAATCATAAAGTTCAAAGTCTTCTTCTTTATCATAATACTCTGTTCTACTGGATATCTCACCAAGTAAAGATCTTAAGACAGCGCCAGTGCCTCTTTTACAAGTATCAAAAATTCTTGCTTGAGGTGGGGTTTTATATCCATATCCACCATCAGTAACAATTGCAGATAGTAGAGATCCATCTGTTCCAAAAACAGGGACAGCATATGCACCAACTCCTCCACCACCACTAATGTAAATCTTACCCTCACACTCATTAGTTCCATCTGTGGCAAGTTTTGTACCACCAGTTCCACCAGAGGTTAATGGAAGTCCTCCCTCTCCACCAACAAAAACACCCTTCCCATTGATGGTTAATGGTTGATTTCCAAGAAGAACTGGTATTCCACCTGTTCCACCAAGAAAAATAGGAGTTCCTCCAACTCCTCCAGACTTAACTGGATTACCACCAGCAGTAAGAGGAACTGTTCCTGCAAGAACTGGTCTTCCACCAGTGCCACCAGTTGTTAATGGAGTTCCACCAGTTGATCCTACTTTGACGGCAGTGTTACCAGAACCTCCTCCTGACCCATTACCACCAGAGACAATAACGGGTTGATTTCCGCCAGGAAATGTAGGAGTTTCTCCTGGTCTAAGTCCTTTAATTCCATCCTGACAAGCAACTTCATCTGGAGTTATGTCTTCAGGACCTAAATTATTTACTTCATTAATTGTTAAATATCTTATTCTATCTCTTGTTTCTAATATAAAAATCGTTCCTGGGTTTTTGGATGCATGTACATTAGCTTCATAAATTGATTGATTAGTAATATATCCCCTCTCGGGATCAACATACCCGACACGGACATTATCTTTTGTTGCAGCACCGAAAATGTTAAACGACATATCTTGTTATATGCATCCCTTCTGGGTAATGGTATTTATTACTGAATATCTAAAGCATCGTCAAGACCAGATCGGTCTCCTGCTCTTGCTCTCTCAAGTTCTGTATCAATATCATCACGAACCACTGTATTAGATGGTGGATCAGGGTTTTGTTCTGGTGGAATATTAGCCAGTGCTCGTTCTTCTGCTGCTATCTTTGCAGCATCACTATCAGTAAGTTCAAGATTTCTCTGTGACCTATCTGGTTCTGCAAATCCTGGTGATTCAGTTTCTGTTGGTGCTTCTGGATCTGCATTAATACCTTCTTCAACTGACTTATTGCTTGGTTTTGCTGGTGGAGCAGTTTGATCTCCACCACTACAGAATGTATAGGTATCAGATTCTGCAATAGTTGGTTCTAATTCACATCCAAAAATATTTAATTTGAAGTTAGTAAAGTCAAGAGCACCAGTCATGCTTCCCATAACACTATCAATTGTATTGGTAATCTCCGAAGCAAAACCTGTGATTCCAGCCAACATTTCATTAACATCATCAAGATATGCGTTAACATTATCTAAAATTGCATTATTAGAAGAGTCAATTTCTGCTTTATTTAAGTTTATAACTTTTGCTACCAATGCCTCTGCAGCACACATCGGAACTCTTGGATTGGTTGGAGCACCTACATTTGGTTCTCCATTCTGTACTGCTTGCTGAACATCATTTAATAATTGTTGTGGATTGATTGCGTCAGTAAGAGCACCAGCAATCTGATCCTTGAGTCCACCAGTCATTTTATTGTACATACACAATAAAAGTTCTGTGATTTGCTGCACCATGTCTTTGAACTGGAATCTAAGACTAGATGGAAGTGCAGCAATAATTGTATTGAATCCCTTGGTCAGTATTTTTAGTGCAAACTCTTGAATCTTATCAAAGATTGGTTTCATAAATTTAGAAATTTCTCTAGATGCAAGATTCATTACATCTTGAATGGCATCCAGAGGATTTCTTACTGCATTCGTTATCGCATCAGCATAACTCTGAATTGATTGTAAGATGGTATCAATACGGTTCGTAAGATTTTCAATTGCTGTTTGTATACCCTTAAGAGAAGAACTGATAAACTCTTTTGGGTCTGGTTTCATCAGTGCGATCTTCTCCTCGCACTTTGCTTGTCTCTTAGAATCAGCAGCAGTTGTTTGGTGAACACCATCCGCATTTTCATTGGATGCTGTTCCCTCACTTGGTTCTTTTAAAGATAAATCTTCATCAGGTGGAGTCTCTTGAGCAGACCCTGACTTTGGAGTCGTCCCTTCAGAGTATCCACTCTTTGCAAGAACACCAGGTTGAGTATCTGTTACAGTATCTGCGACTGTACTATTTTTTTGTGCAAGAACTGTTTGAGAGTTGTTGCCAAGTATTCCCATGATAACGGGAACTTGTCTCTCTTGTCCATCAAGAAAGAATCCAAACACCATGTTTCCTTGACGGAGGTTTGGTGTTTGACTTGCTCCTGCTTGTCCACCACCTGCGGTGATGGGATACATTACCTGTGCCCAAGGTAACTGATCTGATGGGATAGTTTTTTCACCTTGATCATGAAGACCAATAATTCTTACTTTATATCTTCTACCCCATCCAGGAATACTATTCCTATCCTGATATTTTCCAGGGTTTATGTTATCTCTCCAAGTGGAGTCGTCAGCAATCTGACCGATCCACCACAGGAAAGATCCTCCTAAAAAACCAGGATTAAATAGTGCTCCCGTTCCTTCCATCAGTCGTCATATACCAGGCATTCTGGTTCAGATGGATTTTGATCACAGAACAATTCAAGATAACTGGGATCGTGATGATCACCTGCTTCAATCTCTTTCTTATGATGCTCAACATAGTCTTCTAGGTCATGCAATTCGCCTTCAATATGACGACGCATTTGTGGGGAGACTGTAGGATCTTGAAGGATTTCCTTGTCCTTCTCGATGTGCTTCTCGATACTTTCCATAGTTGATTAGGGTGCGGGTTTTCTTCCGATAGAATCTCTTGATAAATTACATCTTGTGAATGTAGATTTAGCAGTTATTGTATGGCAGATATCAGTTATAATATATAGACCACCATCTTGGTCGTCTGGAGTTTCAGTCCTATTATCACTGAGACCAGGTACATCTAAGTGTATCATATCTCCTGCATGGAGTGCAAAGTTACCAGGGATAACAATGTCTGCCTGGGAGGAGAAGAACTGATTATATCTCATCACTGCTTGGTTTTCAATATCAGAACCCTTAAAGTTTTCTTCTTCTGACTTCTCAATCTGTTGTTTTGAATCTCCAGTAGGAAGAGTTCCTTTATCTAACAAACGATAGGTAGTCCTTGTATAGTCTTCATTCTTGCCTGTCTTATCAAACTCTGGATTTCTAAGGTCTTTTGATAGTGGCAAACCATCCCTACCAGCAGTTTTCAAACTTCCCTCAGTGTCATCTGTTCTTGGATTGATAACTTCATAATAGCAAGTAAACGGATCAAATATAACTTGACGGGTTGTTAATGCACCCATTTTCATTTTTTCTTGTACATTCACATTATCTTTTTTATTATACTTCAATACTTTAAAGTCCTTTCCCTCTGGCATATTTCCACCAGCGGTATCAGGAGTTTCGTTATAAATTGTTTTTGCTTTTGGTTCTTGATCTAGTAAACCATCAATAGACTTAAAGAAGAATCCCTCTGAAGTTTCATAGAAAAAATATCCAGCAGTGCTTCCAAGAGTTTGACTCTCTGATGAAACTGCTTTCTTACAAAGATTATTAATGAAGTAAAATGGTTTTGTTGAGTTTCCTATGGTATTTAAATTATTAATAGTAGGTTCTATTTGAACATCTTTATCACTTTCAAGTTCTTCAGAAACCACAGATGAAATATGATCGGATAGTTTTCCATCAAACCTTCTTTTCACTCTTGTCTTTTCATTCATAATAAACTCTTTTGAAACAAGACTAATATTCAATATTGATTTCTGAGTTTTATTATCAAGTGGAGTAACTTTATTCACATACAAAGTAACTTCAAGTTTATTTTCAGCGTTGTCCTCAAATGCCAACTCAACTCTTTCTTCTCCTACAAGAGGTAGTCCATCTCTGACACTCTTACCATCAATACTGGCACCACTATCAATAAATGTATAGTTTGCAGTGATAGTGTCACTCATAATACTTTCAGTATAAGTCAACTGCACAAAACCACCACGCAGATCTACAGCCTTTCCACCTTGGTTGCTGTTTATTGTTAGTTTAGTTACTTCTGCTGGTTCTGAACCTTTTGATGCTATCTGGACTGACATTCTTGGATTACCTCTTACTTATATTTAACCTTGGAAATCCAAGAACTCAAATGGGTCATGACTAGAACCACCAGACATTCCCATCATACCACCACCAGATGATTGAGGTGACTCTTCTGGCATTTGTTGTGGTGGATCTTGAACCACAACTGTTTGCTGTGCTCCCTGTTCATATGGTGCGTAGTCAGACACTCCTGCAATCTGTCCAGCAATATTTTGAACTCCCTCAGGTGTAGATGCAGCATTGAATCTTGCAAGATTAGTTGCACCTAATGCTTTTGAAGTATTTTCATCGAGCAGAGACTGACCTGGGAGAATCTTAAGCATCTCCTCTCTATTGGAGAGTTTAGTTCCTGCATGAGATCTTCTTGCAGATAAAACTTCCTTCACTTGAGTATTACTTAACCAATCATCTTCAGAAGATTGTGCTCTGTTTTGTAGTAATCCAAAGTGTAAGTGTGGCACTTTATTAGCAACACCCATGGCACCAATTGGTTGACCAGCTTTGATTGCAATGCCTGATTGGTTAGCAACACCCTCCACTAATGAAGATAAATGTGTTCCATATGCAAACTTGATTTTTTTACCACCATATTCAAATGGACTTGCCAATGAAATTAAGAAAGAATGTTGTGGTTGATGTCCAGGTTCATCTGGATTTGAATCATCTTTCCAACTTGTATGACCAGTTTCTGCATATAGAATAGTTCCATCTACAGGAGAAACAATAGGATCTCCAGTTCTTCCGATGATATCAAGACCACTATCCGAAGCATATCCTGTGCTTCCAGGAACTCCTGGTGATGCACCAGGAGTTGGATCAGATAGACCAAACTGTCCAGCAACTGGAGAGGTCATTCCATCACTTCCAATCTCAGGATGTGGAACAGTGACTGCACCTGATGCTACTTCTAACTCCCCACCAGATTTTTGTGCTCTAAAGTTAGCAGCAATCAAATCAGTATACTTAGTTCCTTTTGTTCCAAATCCATCCTTACCGACTACTCCAGTAGTGATCCAACTTTCTGCACCACCCATTCCTTGGTTGTGGGCGTACCCAAGAATTTGTAACTTTCTTTCTACACTAGAGTCTTTATATGTTGCATTACGCATCAAATATCTATGATTGGCAACTGTGAATCCAGTGAATACAGTTTCTTGTAGTTCTGGATTTGCTCTATACTTTGCTCTTACTTCTGCATTGGGATCGTCAGAGTGTCCAGGATCTGAGACACCAGCAATTCTTGATCCATCTATCTTAGCAGCTCTTCCCATCTGATATCTTCCATCATAATGATCTCCACTGCCACCAAAAATATCATACTTACCATTGCTTTCAATAAGAGCAACACTGTTTCTAAAGATGTCCCACTGTTCTGCATTAGCACCTATTTCTTTATAAAGTTCACTTGCAGCAACTGCTCCCGATGCTGCACCTGGAGTAACCACTGCTGAAGTTGATGATGTAGTGGTTGATGATGATGTAGTGCCAGACTCTCCACCACCAGTGCCCATTACGTTAAAGTTTTTATTAAGAGTAGTTGAAAGTTCTTTCTTGAACGTATCAGTTGCCCACCTACCGATGTCAATACCTGCCATGGCATAGTAGTCATCTATCATACCACCATCTTCATATCCTTTAATACCCTCACCTATTTTTCCTTTCTGAACTCCATCACCCACCAACATATTAAGTCCATATCCAACATTCTTATAGTCTTCTTCAGAGGGAGTTTCTCCAAGGATTACCCTAGCTGCAAGAGATAAGATAGGTCCAAAATAAGGATACTCTCCAAAGGAGTTACCAAGATTGACAACCTTGTTAGCGAGCATCTGTCCACCAGGACCAAGATCCATGGTTTCTTCTTGACCTTCAGTTCCTGCCCATCCTAAGAAGTCCCACCATGCTTTTTCAGTTTTCTTCCCAGTTTTTATCTTCCCACCTTCAGGTGCTTTGATTTTTTGGAATGATGGTTTCTTTCTAAGTGCTTTCTTTTGTTGTTTTAAAGTATCTTCTTGAAGTCCTCTACCAACTTCACCACCTGCTTTCTTAGTTTCAACTTTGTTCTGTTTATCAAAGTCAAATAGATTAAAGGTCAGTGCATCAAAGAATCCACCAGCAACCCTCTTTGTTCCTTCAACAGCACCACCAACAAGATTGCCAACAATACTCTTAGCAAAATCAAAAATCATTTTAGCAGCAGCACCACCTGCCTTCAATGCATCAAATAGTAATCCATTAGGCATTAAAATATAACCTATGAACTTCAGAACACCACCACCAACATTCTTAATCAGATCTAATAATCCACCACCAAATAGAAAATTAGTTATTGCACCAACAACAGCACCACCTGCTTTTAACATATCCCAAAGAAGACCACCAGGATTTAAAATATAACCCGCAAACTTCAGTAGTCCACCACCAACATTCTTCAGTAAGTCAAGCAGACCTCCACCAAAAACCCAACTGAAGATTGCTTTTACACCATCACCAATTCCCATGAATAAACCCTTAAGGTCATTACCAAGTTTGGCACCAGCAGCTTTGAGACCTCCTCCAAAGAATAATGTGTAGAGTAAGTCACCAACATAATCACCAATAATACCACCAAGGAATAATCCCAACGGAGGAATTCCTATGAAAGTAGAAAGAAAACCACCAAGAGCACCACCAACAGCAGTTCCTACACCTTTGAATAGTGCTTTTTGAATAGGGTCACCATTCATTAATGAAATAACAACACTAATGATTGATCCTATGACAGGAACTTTGAGGAACTTACCTATTTTTCCAAGGGATGCAAGCATCTTGACACCCTGTCTACCACCAAGTTTCTTAGCAACTCCAGTAGCAGCACCCCTAGCAAAGTTAGTAACTCTAGACCTACCAAACTTTCCACCAAGACCACTGACAGCATCTTTACCGAATCTCTTTTCTGCTGCGTCTCTACCAAATCTATTGGCATATCTTCTTGCAGCAGCAGTAGATGTGACTCTATCTTGACTACCTAAAAGATTACCCTTTGGTCCTGCAATTCTGGTTTGTGGTTTACTTCTACCAGGTTTACCACCACCTCTACTATCACCAAATCCACCTAATGACTTTGCACCTAATGCAAATGTCAATACTGTGATGGCAACTTCCATTGCCTTCATTATAGCATCAAAGGCACCCTCTAATCCGATGCCCTTCATTATATTTTTGGTGCCATCATAAACGTTGTATGCAAAATCTATGAATGTTGCTATACCATCCACCAAGAACATTCCAACGTCTGTTACAAAATCAACAACATGACCCAAACCTTTAAGTAACCCCATCATTTGAGGTAGATACTTAATTAATCTGACTGCAAAATATCCCAAAAGGATATTACCAATAAAGTTTTTAATCCAACCAAAGACTCCTGTCTCAGGGAGTTTCATTACCTCACCTTTTTTCTTATCAATCTTTGGAGGTTTTGTCTCTAACTTTTTCTCTTGTGCAGCTTTGTCAGCTTTCTTATCGTTTTTCTTTTTCTCCTTTAATGCATCTCTATCCGCAATATTATTTCCCTTCAGAATCTTCTCAATAAGAATCACATTATTATAGATGGATTTCAAAGGATCTTTTCCAGGAGATACTGTATCACCAGTTTGCAAAGACTTTATCTCCTTTGCAGAAACCATTTTGACTTTTGGTTTTATGATAGCACCACCTTTACCACCATCCACTCCTTCTCTTCCAGGAATGATTCTCCCAGGTTGTGCTTGTTTCTTTCTTCCACGACCTAAGACTTTGCCAGCAACAGCTCTACCACCAGCCTTGACCATGGATCCACCAACTGCTCTTGCTCCTGCTCCTAGTAATGCGGGTAATGCCATATCTTATATCTCCTTAGAAAGGCATAGGAATACCTAAGATATTCCATTTTGCCTTGTTACCATTACCAGTTTGTGCTGCATCAACATCAGATCCACCAGTGTTCTTATCATTTGGATTATCACCACCACTAGGAGATGGTGCTCTGACAACTTTCACATTGCTGCCTCCACCAGGTGGTGGTCCTGGAGTGACTAAATCTTTACCCATGGTTCCTAACTTTGCTTCTTTAGCACGAAGTTTTGCTTTATTTGCAGCAAGGGCATCAAGATCTTTCTGTTCTTGTGCTGTTGGTTTGCCTATATTACCATCTTTTACATTCATACCATATTGAGTCATTGCATTACTAATATTTCCCATTATATTTTCTACACCACCACCCAAGAGAGCACCTCCCATCATACCCATGGGTCCTAGCAGAGATCCTCCTAAGGCACCCATTGCCAGTCTACCCAGTGCTGGTCCGCTTGTTTTCATATCAGGTTGCAGTCCACCTGCTTTCTGTGCATCCATTCGTGCTAGTGCTTTCTGTGCTCTAGGTGATAACTTATCTCTACCAACAACCTTTCCTGTTGGAGTCGCTGGTGATCCAGACTTAGGATCTTTTGCAGCAGCAGGATATATCTTGTTTAGTTTTTTCTGCAACTCTTTAGAATATGCACCCTCCCCATGCTTAGCATCATAATCAGCAATCCTCTTTTGATCAGTGGACTTCATCAACTCAGCATGTCTCTTCGTTGCCTCTGAAGATGGACTTGCAGGTTGTGCAGTAGTTGAATCTCCTGACTGATGCTTCTTCAATGCTTCACTATATGCCTTTCCACCTGCCCTTCCCATGGGGAAGTCACTTCTCTTGGGTTTATTTGCTTCTTTCTGTGCTGCTGCTTGCTGCTTCTCTGTTTTATACTTCTTCATTGCTTCACTGTACTTTTTAGCACCCGATCTTCCCATGGGGAAATCACTTCTCTTGGGTTTATTTGGATCAGATTCACCACTAAGTATTCCAGATCCTAAAATACCACCAGCGACACCACCGACGAGAGCACCTAATGGTCCACCAAGCATAGCACCAACTGCTGCACCGCCCGCAGCACCTGCCAATGTGCTGATAAGTTTATTCTGTGGTTCTGCTTTTGGTTTTGCCTCAGGGATTGTTCCACCAAACTTAGTATATCTTGCTCTCTCTGCAGGTGAAAATTCTGCTGGGGTAAACTTACCAGTTGCAGTGTTTAGTTTACCTTGCACACCATTCTTAAGTGCAAGAACAACGGAAGATTTAGCAGTTCCACTAGGTCCACCAGAACGCAACCCTGTACCTGCTCTTTGAGTTGTGCTCCCTAACGGTTGACCACCTTGACCAGTTGCAACTGGACTTCCCTCATCAGGTGTATTCATCTTGGATGCACCAGCACCCTTATAGTTAAAGTGTCCTCCGTGTGAACCAGGATAATCGTTTACAATCCAACCATACTTTTGACCATTTGCTCGCATCCATGTTTGAGAAGTTCCATGGATATCAAGAGCATTACCAAACAGGTGATTGGAATTAGAAACACCACCTACATGTGCGTTATATGATTTGCTTCTCTGACTACTAGCAATGTCAGAACCTTTAACTGCACCACCAGAATCGGTGATCATTTTTGCGAACGCTTCAGCAGCACCTTTTGAGAATACTCCTGGTCTACCTTTATAATCAGTTACTCCCTCTACTCCAAATCCACTGCCAGTATTAGGGTGAGATACTGAAACAACTGGTAGACCTCCTGTTTTAGATCCATCTCCTGTAGATGGATTTTCACCACCATGAACCATACCTCCACTACTGAAGGCAGGAAGAACAAATCCACCATTAGAGGCAGATTGAACCTTTGCCATCTTTGGTTTGTTGGCACCCGCACCACCAAATAATCTATTAAGACCTAAGAAGTGGTCAGGACCAAGAGCACTAACTGTCTCTCTATTAACAACAATCTCACCTGGTCTGACGGCAATCATCTGTGTATCTGGACCTGCTCCAGATACTTTTTCTCCAGTATCGGTGCTGATAGCATCGAAGTAATCTGGACCCATTGCATCTGCTGTCTTCTTATTGACAACAAAGTCTCCAGGTCTTGCAGAAATTAGTTGAGTATCAACACCAGCACCTGTAACATCTTTACCACTTTCTCCAGTAATATCTCTTGCAGGGTCTTTGCCAAAGTTCATGAACTTATTAAGACCAAAGGCACCCACCTTAGCAAGAGGGTGTTGCATCAATATGTCAGTGAGACCCGTCTCGTTTAGATGATCTGTAAGTCCACCAAGTAATTGTTTTCCTTTGTCAAATCCAAGTAGTCCTAACTTTGCAAGAGGATGTGCCATCAAGACATCACTGATGCCTTTTTCATCCATGAAGTTCTTTACACCACCTAATGCACCACCAGCAAAATCTAATGCTGCATTACCAAAACCTTTTTCTTTTATAGATGATCCAGCACCCTTTGCCATTCCAAAGAAGTTTGGTACAAAACCACCTACAGTTCCACCCTCTTCATATGAGGGAACTATTCCACCAGCACTAAATGCACCAGCAACAGGATCACCAGTAACACCACCATAATCCATGGTGTCTTCAAGTTGAGTTCTGCCTTCAGGTGCATCAGGATCATTAGATGGAGTTTTTGACTGCATGGCGCCAGCAATGGCGGCACCACCTACTATCGCAGTTATTGCTGCAGCAGCAGGGTGTCGTCTTGCAAAACCAAGTGCAAACTTAGCAGCTGCTGCACCTAACCTTAGAGCACCTTTTATTAAAACTGCAGATAATCTAACAGCAAATCTGCCAATTCCTGTACCAAATAACAGGAATGCTGCTAAAAGTTTAGGTCCATGATCTACTAAAAATCTAACAACTGAATCAACTTTCTTTGCATTCTTTGGATCACCAAACCAACGAATGAACTTAACAAGAAACCTTCCAATAATTATATTGATAAAGAAATCAAGAATGCTATCAAGAGCACCCTTAACAGGTGCAATTATTTTCTCTGCTGCACTTGCTAATCCTTTAAAACTTTTCTCTAGACCACTCTCTTTTAGTTTTCTTTTATCTGCTTCTGCTTTCTTCCGATCATATGATGCTTTCTTTTTCTTTAATCCATACTGTTCTTTCAGAATATCAGCAATATTACTAACACTCTTTGCAATCTTTTCAAGTAACTTTTGATCCTTATCTGTTTTCTTTCTTGTTCTTGCTTTTTTCTTTTTACCACCCTCTTCTTCATCATCAACCTCATCGGGTTTCTGATATGGGATGATTGAAGTCTTTGGTTTTATAGCAGGTGGTAATGCTCTCTGACCTACTTTAGAAGTAGTTGCAGTTCCTTTCTTAAAACTATCTGCAGATACCCTTGTCTTCTTTGCTTTAAACTTAGGGTCTGCTGCTTTTCTTTTTTGTCTTACCTTTCTTATTTCGTCTGCTAAGAATCCAATGCGAGGATCACTTGCATCTTTTATTGTTAAGGTATTAACTGCCTCCATCAACGCACTAAGATAATCCTCCTCTTCGGAGAGATTATCTAGGTCTACACCCATCTCTAAGAGTATTTCTATTGGATCGGTAGTAGTCCTAGATGCCATGCGCTTGCTGATGCTTTAACTTCTCTTCTTCAAGATGTTGTTGTAATAGTGCCACATAGATGTCCCGTTCCCACGGAATCATATTTTCAATCTCTGTTAGTGAATATTTATGGTACTGCATCAACGAAAAATTGAGACGATAGTATCCCTCAACATTCATGTGAAGGAGTGCTATGCGAAAAAACTTGACAGTCCCTCAAGTACAACTTCACTCTTAACTTTGGTATTTGGATTCGTAACAGAAATAGTATGAGAAAGTTTTGGCATTGTTTCAAAGAATGCCTCAATACCCTTGAATTGTGATGAGTTCATAGACTCAAGGAATTCAGTCACTTCTTTCTTAGTGCAATCTGCTGCTGCCCATACTTCTTCTTCAGTACAAATAGATTCAATGCAAGATGCAATCAGTTCAAATGATTGATCCATAGCATTTTGATCTTTGAAATCAAAGTTGCTCTTGATAAACTGATCCAAGGAAGGATACTTCATCACCATAGTAATATTATCATCAACCTTAACTTGGTTGGTATGATCATCACTCTTCTTCACTTTGATCTCATCAAGGTCAATCGTCACAGGGACTTGAGTCTCTTCATCATCTGGACAAATGATATTGACTTCAACAGTCTCTCCAACAGACTTACCACGAATATTGAGGAACAGATACTCAATATCAAATGTAGGAAGTGTTTCTACTTTGATTCCTTTTGTAAGGATGCAGTTCTTAATGACTGACTTAATCGCATTGGTGATTTGTTTTGTATCTTCACTCTCTAATGCGATTACAAGAACCTTCTCTTCTTTTACAAGAAAAGGTCTATATTTGATTTCTTGTCCTGTAGATGGCAACTCAAGTTCATAAGTTGGTGCAACAATCTTTGGTAATGGCATAATGACCTATAGATGTTCAGTGTGATTATTTAGTGAGTTATGCGATGGCTTGTCCGAAAACACCAGTGTTAGATCCATCAGTGAAGTCTGCAAAGTTAGTTGCATTTTGTCTATTATCACCAAAGTTATTGTAATACTCTTGACTCAAATTCTCTTGCCTTAACTGTGGAGTCACTTGATATTGTGGAGTCGGAGAAGTATTGGTATCAGAATCTCCAATACCATTGGTTATGTAGTATCTAATGTATGTCATTGATACTGTGCATTTTAAAAGTGAAGATGCATCATAAGATATCGGCATTGACGCAACTGCTATCGGAAATGCTCTTACAAAATTATATGTAAGACCGCCCTGAGTTCCGTTTACAATACCATTATTTCCTCTAAATGATCCATCAAAGTCTCTTTCAAACTTTACAACTCTAAGTTCTCCTCCACCTTTTTCGCCAGCACCACCACCAGTCACATAATCATCAGGATAATTCATTCTGTAATAATGATTAAAAGAAGCTAGATCAGTGCTCTCACTTCCTCCAGTAATATATTCTTTCCAGTATTCAAATACTTTAATTGGAAGATAGTTATGAGCATCAACATAGAAGGTTAGATCTATTCTATCATCAAACATTCTTCTATGCACATGCCTCTCAGTGACACCAGTGCGATCACTAGTTTGTTCTAAAGTTGCTAAAGAAGAACCTGGGAGAGATGCCTCGGAACATGCGAGATTTAATCCACCCCTAAGAACTCCACCTTGAGGATCTGCAAGGTTTCTAGGACTTGCTTTCATATAATCTTTGACTCTTCCAGGAAAGTCAACATACACCATGAACTGCGAGGTCATCGCAGGTCTCAGTATCGTTGCTTTAATATCACTTAGTGATTTTCTATTAGGCATTTATAAATAGTTTTTACCTTATATACTATGTATGGGAGAAAGTATAAAAAGTAAATACAAACCTTCCTTCCCGAAGAAATATAAAGGAAATGCAGACAATATTATTTGTCGCAGCAGTTGGGAAAGAAAATTTTGTCGTTACTGTGATCTAAACGAAAACATTCTTGAGTGGGGTAGTGAAGAGTTTTGGATTCCATATATCTCACCAGTTGATAGAAGAGTCCACAAATATTTTCCAGACTTCATTATCAAAGTAAAAGAAAACACAGGTCATATCAAGACTTATATTGTTGAGGTGAAACCAAAAAGACAAACACAACCACCAAAAAAGAAATCAAGAGTCACTAAATCATATCTGTATGAGTGTAAAACTTATGCTGTGAACCAAGCAAAGTGGAAAGCAGCAGTTGAGTTCTGTGAAGACAGACGAATTCAATTCAAAGTAATCACAGAAGACGAGTTAGGTATCAAGTAATGGCAAGAAGTGCTAAAAGAAGAAGAGCAGGTGGTCCTTCTTACGAAGAAGTAAAAGCACAAATAAATGCTAGAGAAGAGCAGAGAAGATTAGAAAAATTAAGATCATCATCCAATCGTATTCTATCAATACTTGATGAATTAAATGAAACTCATGATCAAGAAGATCAAATGCTTTTGATTATGGATGCTTTGAAAAATACTGTAACTCCTATTCCAGAAGAAGGTGGACTATATACCTTTGTTTATAATGCAAAAACTCCAGGCATTACCTATGATCAGCATCCATTAATTGCTTGTGTGGAATTAAATGCATGGGGATTTAGAGGTATTAACTTTCACTGGAGAAAATACAGGAACTATACCTGGAATGAAGTAGTAGGTCAATTATATCAAATAAGATTAGAAGAACTAGACGATCTTCTCTCAGTACAATATGGAAAATTTGTACTAAATAAGTAAAAAAGAACCATATCAATGGCATCTGCAACTAGCGATATAAGCAAAGTACAAACTTTTACAGGAAATAAACAACAACGTCGTAGTGGTAAAGGTCCCAGACAGACATCTTTTTATAAGACACAAGTTACTACGCTTGCTGATGGTGGTGTAAAGAGAGAAACATATAGAACTGACGCAAAAGGAGGTAACTCTGTAAAGATTTCAGATACTACGACCGATAAAGATGGTAATGTTACTAGCAAAACAACATTATCAACAGCCACTGATGCTGAAAGAAGAGCACTTCAAGATTCAAATTCAAGATTAAGTAAGTCTATAAATCAACAAACCAAAGACGCTGCCACCAAAGCAAAAGCAAACACAATCGATCCAGTTACTGATAAAGCAATTGATAAAGCAGGTGGTGGAGATGGTAATACTGCGACAGATACAGAAGCAGGAGACTCACAGACTGCAGACACAACATCCAGCAACGTTAGAGACTTTGGGACTGACATGAGATATCCTTTAACTATAGAAGATGGTCAAGATGTCATCACATTTACTGCATTAACATATGCAGTAAAAGAAATCCAAGGATTTAGTTTTGGTGGTAGAGAAAGGGTTGGTCCTGGAGGTGGAGGAGGGGGTAGAAGTAAAGGAACAGTAACTCTTCCAATTCAATCTGGTATCAAAGATCAGAATGCTGCTGGTTGGGGTGAAGACAATATGACTGCAATGGATATAGCAAAGGCAGGATTGGCACTAAAAACAATTACTGGTGGTATTGCTGGATTCGATGAATCCATTAATAAATTAGCTGATCAAGTTAAAGGTAGCACTGCAGATTTTGAGAAATTAGTAGCATCAACTTTTGCAGAAAAAGCTGCTAATGTCAAAGGACTTTTAGCAATAACTCAAGGTGTG